TTTTTCTTCGCACTTTTAGCTACACTTTTTCTTGCTGCACCTGCTTGGGCTGTAGATGTGCAGATGGGATCAAACGGAAACTTGATTTTTGATCCCGCAGAGGTTACAATATCCGCAGGTGAGTCAGTTCATTTTGTGAACAATATGCTCCCACCACATAATGTTATCGTCGAAGATCATCCAGAACTTGACCACGAAGCACTTGCTATGCTTCCTGGTGAAGAGTTTGATGTTACCTTTACTGAAGCAGGTGACTACACCTACTGGTGTGCTCCTCATAAAGGTGCTGGTATGATTGGGACGGTGCATGTTGAATGAAATACACGCACAATTACATGAAAATCTTTCTTGATACTGCTGACACCGAAGTTATTAATGAATACTTTAAAACGGGATTGGTAGATGGTGTCACTACCAATCCCACTCTTATTATGAAAGCAGGCAAAAACCCTGATGATGTCTACCAAGAGATTAAAGACATTGGTGTAAAGGACATCAGCATGGAAGTTGTTGGTGATGAAGGTGAAATGTATCGTGAAGCAAAACGTCTTTACGAAAAGTTTGGTGATGTATGTACGGTTAAGGTTCCTTGCACACGGGAGGGTCTTGCGGTATGTAAATCCCTGTCAGATCAGAACATTCGTGTCAACGTCACATTGATCTTCTGTGCTGCTCAGGCAATCCTTGCAGCAAAGGCAGGGGCAGAGTATGTCTCACCTTTTGTAGGACGGTTAGACGACCAATCAGTGGCAGGTCTGGAGGTTGTACGGTCTATCACTGGACTGTATCAAATCCATGGAGTCAGAACACAGGTTCTGTCTGCATCTATTCGTAGTGTTCAACGTGCTGTTAGGTCATGGTATAATGGTGCTCGGGTTGTTACTATGCCACCTAAAGTGTTTGATCAAATGTATGACCATATCCTTACCGATAAAGGTTTGGAAATTTTTGATAACGATTGGAAGTCAGTTCAACAATGATGTTTACAGTATATTCTAAGGATGGATGTCCTTATTGCACAAAAGTTCAGCAAGTATTAGAGCTTGCTGAAATCAAGCATGTGATATATAAACTTAACAGGGACTATACCCGTGAGGAGTTCTATGATAAGTTTGGGCAAGGTTCTACTTTCCCAAGAGTTGTCAAGGATGATGAACTCATTGGTGGATGTACCGAAACTGTTAAGTATCTAAGAGAACAAAAACTGGTCTAATGGAACAAAACCTCATCGACATTTATGATCTTATTGAACATGCAATTGATAATGCCTTTGGGGGACAAATGAATTTGAAGTTCTATGATTATTTGAAATCAAATAAAATCAAAAAACATGAGATTGATGTTTTCATTGAAAGTACAACTGCAAATGAATTAAGTGACATAACGATGGACCTTGATGAATATATCAAGGGTGGTGCAGACAATGATCACAAGCAATTGCGTGAGGGTTATGGTCACATCCCTAAACCACAAGCAAGAAAAATTAAAAACTATTTGTATAGTATCTTAGAAGATGCGTGGAGGTATAGTGATGACCGAAAACCTGGAAGAAGGAAAAAACAATCTAAATAATGATGATTCCCACATAAATCGTGGGTTTGAGTTACTATTGCGTAACAGGAGGAGAAAGAAGCCAGAGAAGCCCAAAACTTTCCAAGTGAAGTTTGGTAAAATGGTCTCTCTCTTCCGAAGAGAGATTGTATTTCATTTAAACTTCTACTTGGACATTAGAAAAAAATAGTCTGGAGTAGGAAGATGTTAGCAGTAACCCTCACCATTGGAACATTGGTATCAATTATGTTCTTTTTCGTCGGAGGTGTGGTAGGATGGTTGGCAAAGGACCATGTTTATCAAACCCAACCTGTTTATACGCACCCAGAAATGTTTGACGAAAACGGTAATCTTTTACCAGATGAAATTTTAGCAGTACGATTTGAAAACAATTATGACGACTACGAAGAAGAAGACAACGACTAAACCTAAAGCAAAAGCACCTACTCCTCTTCCAGAACTACCACATAACCCTTTCGTATTTGAAGTATTAGAACTTGCATCAAAGCAACGTTCTGCTGCAAAGAAAGTTGAAGTTCTTCAGAAGTATGAAGATGATTCTATTAAGTCTGTGCTTATCTTCAATTTTGATGAGAGTGTGATTAGTATGCTTCCTCCTGGTGAAGTTCCTTACGGAGATATTGGTGATCAATCAGTATACTCTGGAACACTCTCTGAAAATATTGCGAAGGAAATGAGTGGTGGAGAATCTGCCACTGGGCAAGATATGGATGGACGAGGTAAGACATCTCTCCGTCGTGAGTGGAAGAACCTCTACCACTATGTAAAGGGTGGCAATGATTCCTTGACTAGTGTTCGCAGGGAGATGATGTTTATCAATCTTCTGCGTGGACTGCATCCTAAAGAAGCAGAACTCTTGTGTCTGGTTAAGGATAAAGCACTTACAACTAAATACAAAATAACAATTGATAATGTAAAGAAAGCATATCCTGATATTACGTGGGGTGGTCGTTCATGACAGTAGCTGTACAAGAAAAAGAAACCGACATGTCAGATTTTGGAGCAGATAGAGTACAAATCAACCCCTCTGATTACTGCTGTCAAATTCTGCAAGAGAAAACTACTCTTGAAGCAGCAAATGATAAGTCTCTTCCAAATGATGCAAGACTGATTTATTACATTGAAAATGGTATTCAGTATATTGATTTGACCCGATGCAAAAAAACTGTTCAACTTTTTGACATGTATTATGATAAGTACGGTCCTGGAGCAGTTCAAAAGATTGACTTTGGGTTTGGAACAATGAATCCAAAACTCTGGGGTAACAAACCAAAGAAAGATAAGAAAAGAAAATGAACAAAGATGAGTTGAGAGATCAAATTAATGAGTTGATCAAAGGTGAAATTCAAGAGAACATCAATGAATATGTTGATTCAAAAGAAGAAACAAAAAAAGCAGGTCTTGGATTTGTTGGTGATGATGATCAATTGAAAGTTAGCATCTCTCAAAGAGAGATTGACAGAATTATTAAACAGTACAAAAAGATTAAAAAAAGTGAGAGATCAAATCTCTCACATATCAAAAAACTTGGTTAGTTGACAAGTTGATTAAATAGCATTATGATCTTTAGCATGTATTACCCACATCATGTATAAACCATACTCACCTGAGTGGCACCGCAAAAGGTATCTCAAAGAAGCAATCGACACATACTTCGATGACTATGTGGATAATGAGGTAATCTACAAAGATATCATGGATATCCTAGGTGCTAGGATGTCTGCTGCGGTCAATGAGGTTAATAAGGTTCTTGATTTAAAAGACAAACTCAAATTAAACTAATATGCTCTCCACTCAATACAGACTAAGGTTAGAGTCTATTTGTAGATGTATTGCAAATAAAGAACAGGTTCCTCTAGAGGATATGATCTGGGCAGAAAAACTTGCCAAGGCTCATACTACTGCTAGGGATTGGTTACAGAAAGCAAGACGACATGCCTCTCAGGATATTGAGGAGGGAAGTATGGATGATTTTATGAATAAGATGGGATTAGGAGACCCCGACCCATCTAATCATAGAACGGGGTTTGATGGTGCAGATGAAATTGTAGATTGGTTTCAGAGAGATAAACCTGATGATTGGAGGCAACGTGACTGAAAAGATCACACCTGAGACATATGAAAAGATGAATGAAGAGTTTGAGGAAGAAGGTCTTGCCTTCCGAATTATTGTCCCTACACAAAAAGAAATTGATGACTGGCAAAAAGGTAACCGAACTGAACATAGTAAATAACTTAGTGGAAAAGATTGCTGAACTTTTGAATGCAGAAGTTCATCATTCCCTTTTAGTTGATCATAAAGGTACAGAAAAAAGAAAAATCTCAATTACCTATAAAGACTAATGGCAGCAGTAATTTATAGCAACGGTAGTCAAGAGTGCCAACGTATGGCAGAACTCTTAAAATCATTAGGTGGTGAGTTTCTGGAGTATAAATTGAATCACCACTTCACCCAAAAAGGATTTGAAGCAGAGTTTGGTAAAGAAGCTGAATATCCTCAAGTTAATATTGGGTTTAAGCACATTGGTAGTATGAAAGAAACTCTCAAGTACATGAGTGACAAAGGTATGTTTCTGTAAACTGTATCACAAGTTACAAAAGAACTTGACTATATAAAATATATGGTCTATTATAGACCTATCGTTCATCCCTCAGGGGACGCAAGTAAGTCGCGGAACGGAGCGTTCATCCCATGTTTGAATTATTACTATATTCTGGTATTCATTGCACTGATGCTTCTGATATGATCAGACGTATTGATGCTAATCAGAATATGGATAATCGAGTAAAGGTAGAACTTATTGAAGTAATTCGAGAAGCAACACCTGAATGTAACTGGGACGCAAACGACTGAAGGAACGGGAAAAACGGATCCTGCGAAAGCAGAGAAGGTTAATTTTCACCTAGTATTTCAGGAGTAAACCAATGAACACCTTAACACTCATCAAGAAGCAAATCGACAAGGCAGCAGCATTGCATGATGCTCAAATCAACATCACCAAGTATCGTGGTGTTGACTGCAAAGTGCATGAGGCAGGTGAGGAAACTCACGGCACCTACTGCTACCGTGGTCGCACTTACGTTAAGTGATTGCGAAACTAACTGAATAGTGTTAGAATGGGAGGGTAACCTCCCATTTTTTATGGAAAGAGACAAACTCAAACTGATAGTAAGGAACCTAAAACTGTTGGTAGAAGCACTTGAATCAGAAGTATATTCTGATCCTGAATCTTATACTGACAAACGGGAGAACTTTGATGATCCCATTCCTTACTCCTCTACAGATTACGACGAAGTATTTTATGACGATGACGGATACCCTGACTAAACTTATCAGTGTAACACCTGATGCAGAGAAACATATGGCTTATTGTGCCCGTGTTTCCAATCCAAATAACCAGGAGAATGAAAAGTTCTCTGGTCTGCTCAAGTATTGTGTGAAGCATCAGCACTGGAGTATCTTTGAGCAGGCATTTATGACCCTGGAAATCAACACTACCAGGGGGGTGGCAGCTCAAGTGCTGCGCCACCGTAGCTTCACATATCAAGAATTTTCACAACGGTATGCTGATTCTTCCCTACTCGCGGAGACGATCCCTCTACCTGAACTACG